GTAAACAGCAAGCAGAAGAGATTATAAGTCTAATTAAACACGTAAATGGTGTAACCACTTTTATACCATCACAATCAGTACGTAAGATAAAGTAACAACTATTTATATAAAAACAATGATAACAATAAACGATAACTGCATTAACCTAATTAAATCATTTGAAGGTTTTTCAGCAAAAGCATACCATGATTCAATTGATCCTAAAGGAGTTGACACTATTGGATATGGAACAATTCAATATCCCCCGACATATATGGGAGGTAAGAAAGTACAGGTGGGTGATCCTGATCTTACTGAAGCACAAGCGGTTGAATTTCTGAAATGGGAAGTAGAATTAAAGACTAAATTCGTAGATGCTCTTATTATAGACACTCTAACACCTAATCAATTTGGTGCTTTAGTATCATTTGCTTACAACTTAGGTGAAGGAGCTCTAAAAGGTTCTACCTTAAGAAAGAAAGTTAATGCTAATCCTAGCGATCCTACAATTAAAGATGAATTTTTAAAGTGGGATATGGCTTCTGGACAACATATTAAAGGATTACAAAGACGTAGAAAAGCAGAATCCGATTTATATTTTACAAAATAAAAAATATAACAATGACACTAAAACAGTATCTAAAAGAATGCGGTGAATGTGAGAGACAATCTACAGATTGGACTCAAGGCCATAACCATACCGGTAAAATGGCTAAAGGTGAGTTAAAAGACCTAATTATGAATGCCGTAAAGGTATATAAAATGTTAGGCCCAAATGACAAAATTCCAGGTTGGATCGCATCATATATTACCTTATCTTCAGATTATATTCATTCAGTAAAAGAATCGTTAACAGAAGAAGCAACAGAAATGGGTAGTGACTGGGAAGAAGATAACTACGAAGAAGAACCAATACCGACTGAATATATTACAGAAAGAAAAAGAAAGTAATGCAAACAAAGCAAGTATTAAAGTATCTTATTGAACAAGAAGTTCGTAAGTACTTAAGAGAAGGTGAAGATATAACAACACCGGGACCACTAAAACCTGCTAGATCTTTCGAAGAAGATCCTGTACAGTTTATATTAAGTAAGTACCCTTCTCTAAGAGAGACTCTTGCTATGTTATTAACTAATGATTACCCTGATTATATTACAGGTGTGTATGTAATTGCACCTAAACCTACAACATTCAAAATTGTCCTACATAATGGCCAATCTTTTTATTTAAGATACTTAGGTAGATCTTACGAAGCTAAAATTGAAGCTAAAAGATACTACCTACTAACTCTAGGAGAAAGACAAAGAGCTACTCTAGCAATTGCACACCTATTAGAATTAGGTGCACCTACTAACATAGAAGGACCAGAGAAAGAAGTAGCACATAATGAAACACCTGCGGAAGTTGGAGGAGGTTCACCTTCATCACCAAGTGGACAACCGGAACCACCTCAACCTGAAACACCACCAAGTCAAGCAGAAGAAGAAAAGACTGAATCTTAATGATAAAACTAATAGATATACTAAGAGAAGTTTCTTCTCTAAACTCAACAACTCTACTCAAACCTATACCCGGGTACGTGGATAGAGGTGAAGTTTTATTGAAAAAGATAGAAGGAGAAGAACCTATCGCTTTAGTTAACGGTGACGAAATTGTAGTTAATCCTGAGACCAGCTCTACGTTTATTGACCTTCTAAGAGGTAAGAAGTATAAGGAGTTAACTAATGTTAAGTTCTATGATATAGCTGGACTAGGACATAAACTTAGTGAACTAGCTAAGACTCAAGAATTTGGAAGTAGCAAAGGTCGTGGCGGTGGTGCTGCACAGACTGCTTTACAAGAATCAGCACAGTGTCTAGTCCTAGCACTTCGGTACCATAGAGGTAGTGATTTAGAAGTATCAGATCTAGAAGAAGAAAGTCTAAAAGACGTAGCAAGTGATGTAGAGGTATCTGAACCTATTGATAAAGTTATTGAGTTTATTGAGAATAGTACATCATGGCAATCTACAATGGTTAATATTGCTAATGTAGTTGCTGGGAAGTATCATAAGAGTTATAAATTCTACAGAGGAAAAGGCATCGTTACTAAGATAGATCGTGCAGCTAAAAAAGCTTTACCCCAAGCAAAAGTAGGACTAAACATTAATAAATGGAATCCATCTGATATTTGGATGGCTACCGAAGATGTTAATGAAGAAGACTTCCCTGAAGATATAGATGAGTTAAATGATTTACTTTTAGAGCTTTTTAAAGATGAAAGACTGATCGGATTATCACTTAAGAAGTGTGTGTCAAGCTGTAAATCAGAGGTTAATAACCTGTCTAGAGAAGCAAACGAAAAGAAAAAAATTACCTATGAAGGTATAAAAGATAAGAACGAAAACATCTTTAAAGCAAAAGATATCTATCTTATCACAACCAAAGGAACAGTTCAATTTAGAAACTTTCAGAACATAACCGGATGGATGGGTGAGATAAAAGGTGAAGGAGCAGCAGGTGGTAAGATAGGATTTAAAGCAATAAATGCTATATTAACTTCTATTACGAATACACCACTATCCTCACAGCAGGAAGTATTAACTCAATGCGGTAAACCAAGTAAAGAGTTTATTAATCACTTCTATAAACACTACCAGGCTACAGACCTAGACCCTAAGGTTAGCTTAGAAGAATTTACAAAACAATTCACAGAAGCCGGATTAGGAAGTAGAACAAGTAACTATTTTAACATGGAACTATTAGGTCAACTAGATAATCTAGACAAAGAAGACCAAGATAGTTTTGCAAGAGATTTATTTAACTACGCTAGCTCTAATACAGAATATTCTTCTGTATTTGTAAAGATATCATAATAAAGTTGCTAATCTGAAAATACTTTCATACCTTTATCAAAATAGATATAGATATGGAAGAAGCATTCAAAACAATCAAGACGCCGGATGGTGTAGTCCTGCACACGTATACAGCCCCTGGTAAGAAACCGGTCCCCCACTCCTTAGATGGCCCTGCCATTAAGTACCCCAAAGATTCTAAACGTAAAGACGAGTATTTTATATTCGGTGTAGCTTATTCGAAAGATAAGTGGTCTGAATTAGAAGATGACAGTAAAGTAACTTTTATACCAATTGATCCAAGATTAGAAGGTGGTAATTAATTTTTATGCCTATTTATTATAAATTAATTAAACAATGGCAAAACAAGAGTTAATAAAAGAAGCATTTAAGTTACAGCAATTAGCTGGTATTAAATCTCTTTATGAGTTTGAAAGTGATCATATCGAAGAAGTTATGGAAGACGATGACGACGTAGTAGATAGCTGGGATAAACCAGAAGACGATGGTGAAGATTATGAAAAAGAACCTTCAATAAAGGATATCAAGACAGTAGAAAAGAAAGCAGGTGGTAAACAAGCTAAACTAGCTAGACTTATCCAGCAAAAAGATGCTATCTTAGCTAAGTTTAAATCAGGAGAAATCTCAATAGGTGAGTACAAAGAAGAAATCGGTAACATACCTCAACAAATTAAAAATCTACAAGCCGATATCGAAAAATCAATGGGTATGGGTGGAAGTGAAGAAGAGGTGGGAGACGAAGAAGCTTTGTATGAATCTAGACTAAGAGGTGCTATTCGTCTTGAAGTAGGTAAAATTTTAGCAGAACGCAAGAAATAGTTACTTTATGTTAAAATCAGCACTAGTTGTTATCGCAATAATATTGACAGTAGGTGTAACAGTTTGGATTACAACATCTAGACTAACACCTCCTATTACTATTCAACAGCAAATCGATTCTCTAAATAGAATAGACGATTCACTAAAACACAAACAGTTTCTAATAGATTCTGCTATCAATGAACATGAAGATAGAATCAGTGGAATGGAGGATACGATATCCAAAATTAAATCTAACACAGTCATTATAAACAGACATTATCACGATACTATTACTTATATTGATAAGTTTGGTGTACAACAATTAGATTCTTTTTTTAAAACAAGATACGCATATTAAATGAAAAAGTTATTAATAGTCACACTTCTACTTATCACAGTAGGCTTAAACGCACAAACTCGTTGTGTAGATCTAGACGGTAAAAGTATCCCATGTAAAGAGGATACAATTAGAATACCTTTTCATGCTGCAAAGCAGATAGCTAAAGACCTAGTAGTAGGTGATAGTGTAAAAGCAGTTTTATATCAAGTAAAACAGGAGTTAAATTTAACTACACAAATAAGTCTTCAAAAAGATACCATCTTTACTAAATGTAAAGATAAGAATACTTTATATGAAGACCGTCTTAGAGAAAAAGATGTTAAGTTTACCGTTATGGAAACTCGTGCCAATCAACTTGAACACGATAATACTATTTTGAAACGTATAACTAAAGGTGTAATAATAGGTGCATCAGTAGTAATAGCCTTAGTATTAACATTGAAATAATATAAAATATAACCAAGATGGATGAATTAAAAAGAATGCAGCAATTAGCCGGTCTTAAACCTCTATATGAATCTGAAAATAATAATATTAAAGAGGCAGGTTTTTTAAAAAAAGCTGCATTAGCTGGTGCTTTAGCAACCAGTGCATTAAGTGGTAATGCCCAGAGTAAAGTGCATGATTTAGGTAACAAGTAAGTAAATATGCAGAAAAAAGAAGTAGAACGGACATTTACATCTTTTGATGAAGTAAATTCTTGGTTAAAAAGTCACTCCGACGGTAAAACTAGGTACGAGTGTCAAATTAATATTAATCCCGGTAGATTTAGAATAACGTTAACACCTACTACAGTTGAAGGTAAAGGAGAAACTAGGTACGTTATTGCAGCAAATCCAAAAGGACAACCTCACGAATCACGTGATAACGTTTTAAATAAAAATCCTGGTTCAGAAGAAATACTTAATTTTACCGTAAATTTTAACGGTAAAGTATATGAGTGTTTTCTTATAGCTCTTGATGGAAATATAACAGCTAACTACTCATCCGGTACAGCTGAAAAAGATTAAAGTTTTAGAAAATAATTAGTGTTACCTTTCGGACCACTAAGTCTGAACATTTATTAGACCAAATGTGTAAACAGCCCAATCCTTTTTAGGTTTAGGTTTTTTTATTTATGTAAATATACAGTTTGACTACTTTTTGATATATTTATATAAAAGAGATTAATGTCCGAAGCAAATATAAAAGATATAATCAGACAGGAATTCGTTAAATGTGCTACCGATCCGGTGTACTTTATGAAGAAGTATTACATGATCCAACATCCACAACGTGGTCGTATACAATTTAACTTATACCAGTTTCAAGAACAAGTCCTACGTCTATTTCAAAGCAAAGAATATCTTATAATTAACAAATCAAGACAGTTAGGTATATCAACTCTATCTTCTGCTTATGCATTATGGTTGATGCTGTTTCAAAAAGATAAGAACATCCTTGTAATAGCAACCAAGCAAGAAACGGCCAAGAACATGGTAACCAAGATTAGGTTTGCCTATGATCAATTACCTTCGTGGTTAAAAGTAAAAGCAGTCGAAGACAATAGATTAAGTCTAAGACTAGCAAATGGATCACAAGTAAAAGCAGTAGCAGCATCCCCAGATGCAGGTCGTTCTGAAGCAGTATCGTTACTGTTACTTGATGAGGCAGCCTTTATCGATAATATTGATACAATTTTTACTGCCGCCCAACAAACCTTAGCAACCGGAGGTCAATGTTTTGCTATCTCAACACCGAACGGTACAGGTAACTGGTTTCATAAGACTTATACTAATGCACAAATCAAAGAAAACAAATTTGTACCCATAGCTTTACCCTGGACTGTTCACCCTGAAAGAAATCAAACTTGGAGAGATGAACAGGATAAAACTTTAGGAGTAAGAGAGGCAGCACAGGAATGTGATACTAATTTTTCTACCTCAGGTGCTACAGTGATTGAACCAGAAATTCTCAGTTGGTACGAAACCACCTCACTTAGAGAACCTATTCAAAGAACAGGAATTGACGGTAATATTTGGATATGGGAGATGCCAGACTACAGTAGAACTTACGTACTAGTAGCCGACGTGGCTAGAGGGGATGGACGAGATTATTCTACTTTTCATGTTATGGATATCGAAGATGCTAAGCAAGTAGCCGAATATAAAGGTCAACTAGATACAAGAGATTTCGGTAATTTAATTGTAGGAGTAGCTGCTCAATACAATGATGCTTTACTTGTAATAGAAAATACAGGAATAGGGTGGGATGTAGTCCAGACGGCAGTTCATAGAGAGTATCGTAATTTATATTACTCTCCAAAATCTGATGCAGCTATGACAGATATTGAGGTTTATATCTCAAAATTCGATAAAGGAGATGGAATGGTACCCGGCTTCTCTACTACGTTAAAGACTAGACCTTTAGTAGTAGCCAAGATGAAATCCTATATACAAGAAAAAGTTTGTACAATTCAATCAAAAAGGTTACTACAAGAACTAAGAACATTTATATGGAAGAATAGCAAAGCACAAGCCCAAGACGGATATAATGATGACCTTGTAATGGCATTTGCAATTGGACTATTTCTAAGGGATACTTCATTAAGATTCCAACAAGTAGGACAAGATTTATCTAGAGCTACTCTAGGTGGAATGGCTAAATCTAACTACGGATATCAAATATATCAACCCTCAACTTTTAATGGGCAAAACCCATACACTATGCCTAATCCCTACGGTCAACAAGAAGATATTACCTGGGTACTAGGATAGACATACTATTTATATAGAAAAACAACATAATGGCAGATAATAACTTATTCGGTAGGTTAAAGAGACTTTTTTCAACTGACGTCGTAATTAGAAACGTAGGTGGAAATCAAGTAAAAGTAATAGATACAGACAGTATTCAAACCAACGGTGTACTACAAACAAATGCTTTAGTTGATAGATTTAACAGAGTATACACGACTTCTAACTCTTACGCTTACAATCTTAACACCGCACAGAACTACCAATCCATGCGTATTCAGCTATATGCTGATTACGAGGCTATGGATACAGATGCAATTGTAGCATCAGCACTCGATATTATAGCAGATGAATGTACTTTAAAGAATGAATCTGGAGAAGTACTTCAAATCAGATCAGCAGATGAAAACGTACAAAAGATCCTCTATAACCTATTCTACGATGTATTAAACATTGAGTTTAATTTATGGTCGTGGATTAGGAATATGTGTAAATTTGGTGATTTCTACTTAAAACTAGAAATAGCCGAGACAGTAGGTGTATTTAACGTAATACCATTCTCATCCTATACCATACTTAGGGAAGAAGGTGTTGATTTAAGAAATCCAACTTATGTAAGATTCAAATACGACCCTACTGCGGTATCGGGAGGAGGTAGTGGGTATGTAGGTTCTTATGCAAATTTGATAGGCCAAGCCGATTCAATGTATTTTGAGAATTACGAAATGGCACACTTCAGACTTATAGGTGATGTTAACTACCTACCTTACGGTAGATCTTACTTAGAACCAGGTAGAAAGATCTTCAAACAAATGGTTTTAATGGAGGATGCAATGATGATACATCGTATCGTACGTGCCCCGGATAAGAGAGCTTACTTTGTTAACGTAGGTGCTATTCCGCCAAATGAGGTTGAGACTTACATGCAAAGAATGATCTCTAAGATGAAGAAAATACCTTATATCGACCCTCAAACCGGTCAATATAACCTTAAATACAACATGCAAAACTTACTAGAAGATTATTTCATTCCAGTGAGAGGTAATGATACAGCAACACGTATTGAAACTGTACCAGGACTACAGTATAACGGTATAGAAGACGTTGGATATTTAAGAGATAAGCTGTTTGCTGCATTAAAAATACCTAAAGCCTTCATGGGGTATGAAAAAGACTTAACAGGTAAAGCTACGCTAGCGGCAGAAGATATTCGTTTTGCACGTACTATTGAACGTATCCAACGTATTATACTGTCAGAGTTGACTAAAATAGCTCTAGTACACTTATATACACAGGGATACACTGATGAATCAATTGCAAACTTTGATTTGTCTCTAACAACACCATCTATCATCTATGACCAAGAAAGAATTGCTCTAATGAAAGAGAAGGTAGACCTAGCTAGTCAGATGATGGAAGCAAGTATCTTCCCAACTGATTGGATCTACGATAAAATCTTCCAATTAAGCGATGATCAGCTAGATGACGTTAAAGCACAGATACTAGAAGACAAGAAAAGGAAATTTAGATATGACCAAATTGAAGCAGAAGGTAATGACCCTCTTGAATCTGGTCAAGCTTTTGGTACACCACATCAAATTGCAAGTATGTATGGTGGAAATGCCAACTATACCGCAGCAGCTAATGTACCGGTTGGATACAACGAAAAGAATCCACACGAACCAGTTAGAGTTCCAGGTAGACCTGAAGAGAAGAACTCATTCATTAACACACCGAATGATCCATTAGGTAGAGATAGAATGGGAACATATGACTTAAAAGCTAAACCGGCGAGTGGTGAAGATGGTGGATTATCAAGTAGATACCAAGGTGGATCACCTCTTGCATTAGAGAATGCTCACACCAAAGCAATCTACAGCGGACTTAAATCAACATTAGGTAGATTAGGTGTAACTCGTAGGATTAACCTCTTTGAAGATTCAGATCTTTTAGATGAAGATAAAATTATAAAGGATATTGACTAATCGTGACTATTTATAAATAGTATCATACTAAACCTAATATGGGGACTATAAGAAAGCATTCTAAGTATAAGAATCCAGGTATTTTATTTGAACTACTTGTTAGACAGATCACTGCAGATATGATCGCTAATCAGGATTCAAAAGCTGTTGGAATTATAAAGAAATTCTTTACTGGCACCGAGCTTTTAAAAGAATATAACCTGTATACAGCTATTCTTAAAGCATCGAAACTGAATACTATTAGAGCAGAAAGCCTGGTTAATATCGTAGTTGAAGAGAGTAAGAAACTAGATAACGATGTGTTAGATCAAGAGAAGTATAAATTGATTAGAGAAATTAAAAAGCATTATGATGTTGAGAATTTCTTTAAAGCTAAGATAGATAACTATAAACTATCTGCAGCAATCTATACCCTATTTGAATCTGCAAGATCTAAAGCATTAACAGATCCAAAGCAACTTGTTGATAGCAAGTCAATCATACTTGAACACATTACAGATAGTGTAATTAAAGAAGAAAGAGTAGAAAAGAAAGCAGCTACCGAATTCCTAAAAGAAGACCAGGAAATTAGAATACTAGCTTATAAGTTAGTAGTAGAGAAGTATAATGAAACTTACAAAGACCTGTCTACAGACCAGAAAGATATACTTAAGGAATATATAAACAACATATCAGATACAGCTCAATTACGAACTTACCTAAATAAAAAACTAGTAGAAGTTAAATCTAAACTTAACACACTGCTACCCGCTATCGAGGATAAAGTATTAACTATTAAGCTAAAAGAAATCATTTCCCTTGCAAAACCTATCTTAGAACGTCAATCAGTTAGAGATGAACACGTAGTATCTTTGATGCAGTATTACGAATTAGAAAAAGAAATTAAACTAAGAAAGTAAAATGGCTACTAAAAAAGATTTAAAAGACGTAATTGACGAAATGTCTACAACAGGAGGTGGAGCTACAATGACACCAGGTACTGGAGAGCAGTATGCTCCAAAAGTTAGAGTGAAAAAAGAACAGAAGGATGTAGAACCTAAATTAGCAGCCGGTAAAGTTAAGGATAACTATGCTGTTTCTCATTTTGGATTCACACCCGCACCTCATGTTCCAAACCGTAAATCTAAAGCAATAACGTATAAACAAATCTTCGAAAAAGAAGAACCTATTACAGAGAATTACTCAAAATTTCGTAACGAAACAGGTAAACGTAGTGCACCAGAACAGTTACATAAGGCAGTTAAATCTGTTAAAAAGAAAATTGAAGAACTAAATAAACTTCTAGACTACACTCAACAGTTAAGATCTGAAATAACTGAATCTACTGAAGATTTTAAGTATATGAAACATACAGAAAGAGCTTTAGAACAGATTACAGAAATGATTAAACATACCTACATTAAGACTAAACATTTACGGTAACATGGCAGTTAAAGCAGGAACCGCTTCAAGCACTAAATTAAACTTTGGGAAAAAGAAAGAAGGAGCAGCAAAAAAATCTTTTAACAAACATAACCCCAGACCTAAAGCATACCGCGGTCAGGGAAGGTAGTACCTATTTATTAATATGAGAAACATAGTACAACAATATCGTGACCTAATGGAAGGTAGAATGTCTCAAGCTAACTTTAGGACTAATGTTAGAAGAGAATTTCCTGATTGGATTTCACCTGTTAATAGCTTTCAAGATGCGGTTAGTATCTTAAAAAGTAAAAGAATCTTAAGTGAAGCTTATTGGATGGATAAACCTGCAGATGCTGAAAAATATCAAATTAAAAAAGATATAAAAGGTAATATTGTACAGGTAGTTAATGACGAAGGTATCAGATTCAGCAAAAATGATTCGGCTATTATAGTAGATAACGGTGAAAAAATTACCATAAGTAGCTTTATAGAACAGCAAGGTAAAGTTAAAGCTGTTTACCTAGAACGTGGAACTCCGTACACAGTAGATATAGACGGATTAAAATCAAATAATGTATTTAAACCAGGAGTAAATTTAGGAAAATCTTTCGATAAGTTTAAAGGAAAGACAGAAGAAGGTAGCCAAGTAGAAGAAGCTTTAGCTAAATGGACAGCTACGGAAAAACCAGAAACTCCTAAAAAAGAAGCTACCAACAAAGAAGGCGTAACTTTTAGGTCCGGAGACGAAGTAATAACCCCGAACGGAGAGGTGATCAAGGTTTCTAGCTTTACAGTAGGTAGAGATAAACACACAAAAGCTCTATGCTATGTAATAAACCCGGGACTTGGAATGTATCCAGAATGGTATAATTTAGACGACTTAGAAAAAGTATCTCCAGAAGACAGATCTACTTCAAAAAAGCACCCTGCTATAAAAGAAACTGTAGAAGATGCTGAAGAATTTGGTGAAGAGTTAGCAGGTAAGAAAGCTTTCTACCTTGTAGATGAAAGTGGTGAAATACTAGATAGTACAATGGCAGCTAATGAAGATGAAGCCAATCAATACTTTGAAGATGAATATGAAGGTATTGGTGATACATTAACTGTTATACATACTGATGCACCAGAAGATCTAAGAGGTGAAATGTACGAAGAAGGTCTTCTATCAGAAGCAAAAAAGAAGAAAGCATCTGCTGGACTAACTAAGAAAGAAAAGTCTGCTGTAGTTAAAAAAGCTAAAGCAGGTAAGGATATAGGAAAGAAAGGTAAAGGATTTGAGAAAGTAGAGAAGGTAGCCGAAAAGAAATACGGTTCTAAGAAAGCTGGTGAAAAAGTAGCAGCAGCTGCAATGTGGAAAGGGCAGGCTAAGAAAAAAGCAGCACTAAAAGAAGCAAAAGAAGAGAACGAAGGTGTATATAAGAAAGTAACCGGTAAAGATTTATATTCTGTCTTTGATCAAATTGATAGAGTTAATCCATATGAATTCAATAAAGGATTAAAAATAGAGATGGGTATGCAATATAAACCCGTACCTAACACCTTTACTCCTGAATTCAATCCAGAATCTCTTGTAAAAGCAACTAAGAAGGTATTGAACAACCTAGAAAAAGATCCTGCTTATTACAGCAGTACAATCTCTGCTGAATTCGAAAAGAAATCAGGATTATTACAACATCCTAAAGAACTAAAAGTAGGACCTGATGGTAAAGCACCAATACCTGGGTATAAAGATGCTAAAGCTAACACCGATATCTCTTTATCTAAAAAAGAAAAAGCAAAGAATAAAAATGCTGAAGGTGTAAAAGTAATGAAACCAAGCGGTAAGTCGATGGGCGGTATTAAGACTATGAAAGCTAGCGATAAACTACCTAAGGGTGTTGAGCTAATGAAAGAATACGTTGATTTAGATCCAGATATTACAGCACAAGCAGATGTACAAGGTAGTTTAAAAGAAAAAAAGAAGTTAACACTAAAGAAGTTAAGAGAGTATATAGCAAAGAGTATTAAAGAGGATCTATACACAAACACTAAGACAGGTCAAACTCAATCTTTTGATCAAAACAATACTACTGATAAAAAAACAATGTTAGATCCAAAATTTAATCAGACATTTAAAAAAGCCGAGTAATAATGAGCAAACAAGTCTTAATAGAATACTTATCTTTCCAGCCTCAACCTCAACAGCTACATGAAGCTAGGCTAAATCCAACAGGTAATCTCCGTGTATCGGGTAAGATTCAATCTGAAGGTAAGCCTAATGCAAACAAAAGAGTGTACGGACCTTCTTTAAGAAGAGAGGTAGCTAAGTATGTTGCAGGACCAGTTGCTGAAAAAAGAGCTCTAGGTGAATTAGATCATCCTGAAACTGCTATTATAAATCTTAAGAATGTATGTCACAATATAACAAGATTATGGTGGGAAGGAGATGATTTATATGGTGAATTTGAAATCTTAGCAACACCATCCGGTAACATCTTAAGAGAATTATTCCTAAATAACATCAGTGTTGGTGTATCTTCAAGAGCACTAGGTTCAGTTACACCTCTAGGTGAAGGTTTAGTACAGGTAGAAGATGATTTAGAACTGGTATGTTGGGATTTCGTATCAACACCATCTACCTATGGTGCATATGTAAGACCGGTAGGAGGTTTAAATGAAGGATATCAAGCACAGTCTATAGGAAAATACGACAGAGCACACCAAATAGTAGGAGATCTACTATGTACAATGACAGGTGTCTGCTGTATAAAATAATACTTCCAAAAATATTTTTTAAATTAGCTCGTAAAAACGAGCTTTTTTTATGTTCGTGCCTATTTATGATTATATACATCGTCTCAATACGGTGTTAAGAATTAACAATTCACTTATACTGCTTCCTCAATCCCCTAATAAGCAGTCGAAATCAAACAACAAAACAAACTCAAAATGGCAAACAAAGACCTATTTGAACAAGCAATTGCTGATGCTAAAAAACTAAGAGAAATTTCTCTACAGCAAGCAAAACAAAAAATGGAAGAAACTTTTGCACCAAAGATTCAAGAAATGTTCCGTCTGAAATTATCAGAAATGGAAGATCTTGATGAAGCTGGTCTAGAAGAAGAAGGTTATGAAATGGACGAAAGTGGAAATGAAACTTTCAATGTTAAACGTCCTGAATACATGCAAGGTGATCAAGTAGACACAGGCCTGGAAGATCCAAATCCATTAGATGAAATGTCATTAGACGAAATTCTAGCTGAATTAGAGTTAGAAGAAGGCGATGACATGGAAGAAAATTACGATATGGAAGAAGAAGGTGAAGATCTTTACGAATCTAACCACGTTAAAGCTGATGGCTATAACGGTCCGTTAAAAGACAAGAAAGAACCACATTCAGACAAAGCAAGAGGTGCTGATCATGCTTACAGCGGTAAAGGAGTAAGTTCTATTAAAGAAGCTGGTAAGAAAAAAGGTGCAGAAGTAGAAAAAGCTGAAGAAAAAGAAGAAAAAGGAAGTGACGAAGTTGCTGAATTATCTATTGAAGAATTCAAAGATTTAATCCGTGATGTAGTAGCTGACGTATTAGGTAAAGAAGCTGGTGCTGAAGAAGAAGAAGCTGAAGACTTAGAAGGCGGTGAAGAAATGGGCGGTGAAGATCTAGAAGGGGCAGAACATGGTAAAGAAGAAGATTCTATTTCTCTTGATGAAATTCTAGCTGACATGGATGAAAATTACCAAGGTGTAACTAAAGATAAATTCGGTCCAAAAGAC